TGTGACTCTGCCTTCTTTCGGTTAGAAGGTTCGTCTAAATTAAACCCTATTCCTATAGTACGCTTGCCTTTAGTATCTGTGTACACGCTAGGCTTTACTCCTTCATGCAAAGAAAGTTGTTCGTATATTTCTTGATTAAACTTATCTTTTGATCTTTTGCGAGCAAAAGCATAACTGTCTTGATTGGCTGGAGGGTTCTCCCTTGGGCGAAGAGAGTTGTACTTCTCTCGCATTAACTGGTTAATCCTGTTGTCGGGCATATTAATAAACAGTATATAAACAAATATCAGAACTATCACTGCTGCATATTCTGGGTTTGAGTCTGCCCCATCTGTGCTGGTTGTGTGCCAATCCTACCTATTTGCGCGTTCTGTGCTTGCTGTACAGCGAACTGATATTGTCCAGCGTACTTCTGAAGACGAGCAGCAAAAGCTTCATCTTCCTGCAAACGCTGCTGAATGTCTTGCTGTTGGCTGTACTGTTGAATAACTTGTAGAGCCGCTTGAGCGCCTGACGGACGCGCTGGAACTTCAATACCTGCATAAATTTTAGATAAGTCATCTGTAATATCTTTAAGTAGTTTTTCCTGTGCAACCTCAACGGGTTCAAGAATCCCGTCAGCCAGTACTGGATCAACTGAACCTGCTATCAATGTTAGCAAGTTGTCTACATTTATCCTTCCGTTGCGATCTAACTGTAGAAGGGAAACCATTTGATTTAGTTTGTTTTCCTGTTTCTCTGGGTCTGTGTTCAGAACATCGTAGCTAATTGTAACATCGAAGTTTTCGTCAGCGTTCCCCTTGTTAAACGTTTGTGGATCAGGTACACCAGTAACCCTAAAGAATATCTGGTCAGGGCCGAACCTTTGGAAGCAACGGTAGCACTGCGATATAACCTCAGCGGAATGGCTAAGAAACTTGTCTACCAAGAACTGTTTCCTAATCTGTGAGATTGGAGAAACTTCATCTAAACCAACAAGTCGATCTGCTTGCTGCTCCATTGTCTTCTCCATCTCAAGTGAACCCTGGTTGTACGGAGGCGTAGGCCCAAAATCTATATCGCCTTTACGACGATAAGGAACGTACCTTCCTGGACCCCAGTCCGTAGGAGCCTGTCCTACTGGGTGTAAAATTGGAGGGACGGTGGCAAGGCTATTCCTGTCGATACGGCTATCACGTTCTATCTTGACTTGTTGCTGTATTCCTTTGAGTAGACTTGGGACAGTCATCGTGTCGTACAGTCGCTTGCTGTCTTCAGATAGCTTAGTAACTACTACTGGGTAATCTTCGTAGCCGTTAAGCAACTCGAACTTTGCGTACCCAGGAATGTCACCATCACCACTGAACTCCTTATGGAATACTGTGCAGTATATCCCTTCAGAGCCGTCCTCCTTATCAACTAAACGTTGAAATCCATAAACTATTTCTATTAGCTCTTCAGCTTCGTAAGCGTTATCGGTAAGGCTTAATGACCGACGACCTTCCTGTTCACGCTCTATAGAGTCTATATTTACCCCACGGTATCTCTCTATAACTAGATCAACGAAGTCCTCGTTCCATCCGTCTGTAGATATTTTATTCTCTAGCTCCTGAGCAGTGTAGTACGTTTTCCAAAAACAGTAAGGTGCTCGTTGTGGATCTGTAACATACGGAGGGAAGATAAAGTCCCCGTCAGGGGCTAGTGTCTTTACCTCTGGTGCATTTATCTGACGGCGTACAATCGGCAACTCAGCAGACCCAACATCCGCTAGTTCAGCCAGTGCGTTCTTTGCTCGCTTTACTGTAACGCCATCAAACGTACGTTGCAGCATAGATACCATCTGGTCTTCATTTTGACCAGAAAGAATCATCTCAGCTAACTCAGGGCTTACTTGGGCTATCTGGTTAAGGTCTAGCCTCTGAAGGAACTTCCTGTCCTCTGAGTGCCATCCTACGTAGCTGATAAGCAATCCACGCTCTAGCAAGTAATTAGCCCCTAGTTCCATCTCTCGATTAAAACGAGAAATGTACCCAGAGGAAATCATCCACTTAAGAAAGTTAGAGACTACTTTAGCTCTACCTACATCCTGAACCTCTACTGGAAAAGCCCTAATATTAGCCCTAGACAAAGAAGCCATAAACAGGGATACAAGCCTAGTAATTCGCTCGTCAATAACATGACTCTCCATGTCAGATGCACCCTCCCAGGGGAAAGCATCAGCACCGTGCTTACGAAGGTCTCTGCTCTTTCCAGGCCACCAATTGCGACGCTCGTCATAACTCTCTCTGCACAAATCGAAGTACGCCTCAAGTTCAACTACTGATTGGTCGTAGGCGTACCGAAGGGACTTGATGTCTGGTTCAGCACTAACGTAGGTTAATGACTCTGAAACTGAATCACTCTGCATAAAATCTGCCTTTAATATCTTCTAGAAGGTGGTTTACGTACCACTTATGAACACCTATTCTATCACACAATTCTGATGGAGGTATATCTTGTTGATCTTCGCCCTTAATAGTCCTAACAAATATTTCCCAAGCAAGCATTCTATCCACTTGCTCATCTATAAATACTTGATCTATAACTATGTCATGCAACGTATCGGTAGCTTCGCCCTTTAACATCTTCTATCATTTCAATGGTTATTGTCTTCCCCTTCATCTTCCCCTTGTATTTTCTAGGAATAATCACAGGCACCTTCATCTTAATCTCGTCTATGTAAGCAAACACATAGCTAGGGTTGGGGGCTTCTGTCAGTACCTTGCCTTTGAAATGCTTGGGAACAATCTCTTCAATGTACATACAGTCAATTAAAATCTTCTGACCTTCTTCGTTTACCCAAGTGTTTTTGCCTTTGCCCGTAAGCATTTCAGCGGATAGCTTTCGTTTAGCTAAATTAAAAAACAAATCAAAGCTTGATTTGAACCTATCTGCAATTTTAGTTAGTTTTACTTTAGCCATATTTAATATCCTGATCCTATTCTGGTTGTCATCATGCTTCGGGAAAGTACGTGGTCAGGGCCATCGCCTCCATTTGCCATTCGCAAATAACGAATAATATCGAAAAAGTCCTTTAGTGGCTCATCAGCCTTACCTGAAGCGTTGTAGTTAATTAAAGAGTCTATTAAGTTTCCGCAATCTTTATGTACGTAGCATCTAGGTCTGTTAGCGGAATCTATTGGTATGTTTGGGTTGTAGCTAAACCATTCGTCTATAGCACTAATGCCAATCTCTTCCATCCTGCCATCTGAGGGAATAAAGGTCATGCCACAATCAGAAAACTCAGTAAACAGATCATCGTTGTCGGAGTTCTCCCTAGCAAAGTACCGACTGTCACCTATGCGCTCAAATACCTCTATCTTAAGATCATCCTCTATTTCCTTAAACAGATCAACGTACCCCTGTACGTTGTACCCTATCTTCTTTGATGCTGGCCCATAACGCCACTTAGGATCACCGAACACTGCCCATTCTCCGTAGTAGTCCCTGTCAGGCCACTCTTTACGAATGTACACATCGCCCTTCTCATTTACTGCTGCCCATATAGCCACGTAGTTCCTAGCTCCCGCTGGGTCAACTACCTGATAACAAGTGTACCTGCGCTTGTCAGATATGTCAGGAAAGGACATACCGTACTTATTGGGATCGTTGCCCAATACGTTCACCTCAGTGTTAAACAAGGGTAATAAAGAAGTCATGCTTTTAACGGGTATACCGTAAGCACGTACCAGTATCTCTTCTTCTGGTCTGCCTCTAAGGTCTTTAGCTATACGCTCATAACCACCAAAGGGGTTCTCATCTGAGTGCAGGTACACCACTGAGGCATCCCTAGATGGGCTGTACTGCTTGATAGGGACTTCCTTATTTATAAGTACACCAATGCGAGTCTGTAGCGTTTGTACATCCTTTAAGTAATCTGCCACAAATGGAGTATAGCCATCAATCGGAGTAAAACCTATGCCCATCTTCGCATCCCTAGTAGCTAGTCGAAATCTAAGGGTGTTTACTAACGTAGCGTCTCCAAGGTACTCGTCTAGCCAAGCACCTACATTCAAGCCCTTAGCATCAGGGAACCCAAACTCAAAGCCTTCAAGTATAGTCTGGTTGTTACTAAACTGCGTGTACGTCTTAAAGTCTACACGAGTACGGGTATCAGGAAAAATAAAACTTTTAGCCGTAAACCCGTTCTGCATACTGTAATTAATGTACCCCTCAATGCTCTTAGTCTTCTTCTTGAACTCCTTAGGCATCATTTCCCATATAGCTGCTTGCTGCACCTTAATGGAAGTATCCTCGTTCTGGCTAAAGCACACTAAATGACCATCGTTGCTTTCCGTCACTGCCTCCATGACAATCTTTGCGAACCCAGTAGTTTTACCAGATCTATTCCCACCAAGGACTAAGCACTCGTTGTAATCTTTTAACCCTTCCTTTATGCGCTCCCATCCAGGCAAGTTAAAGCCATGACGAATAGGATCGTCCTCAGATGCCTTAATCCTGCTTTCATGAGCCTTGTGTAGCTCCTTAAGCAAATTAAGGTCGTTCTCGTACAGCCAGACAATTTCCTCTGCTGTAGGAGGAACTAGTAAAGGATGTTCAGTAAATTTAATTGTTCAAAAAGTCTATTGTTTCTAGCTTTGCAAGCACTTATCGTGCTTAATTGGATCACTCTTAAAAGGCTTGGTTTCAATGGTGGAGGAAGTGGGATTTGCACCCACGTCCGAAGACATATCTGCTTTCGTCGAATCTATGTTTCCCCCTCTGAATCTACTTTCGTACTCCTGTGCATCTGCGTAAAAAGGTTCTTTAGGACGAAATACCCTATTGTAACCTTCGTAAAACCTGTCCCAGTTGGACACTCTATTTCTATCGCCTTTACCGTTCATCAGATAGGTTCATCTATTTCCAGTACCTCAGCTTTCTTAATCTGGTTCCTTGCTTTCTCCATCAACTTCCTGTAATCCTCGTCAGTGTAAACCTTCTCCTCCCTATTAATTGAAGTAGCTTCACCCCTAGCCAATAAAGCCTCTCTTGCTGAGTTAGCCTTAGCTATACTAATATCCTTAATGTCCTTAAACGTAGGCTTGATCTCTCCGGACTCCATGTCCTCACGTACTTTCTGAACCATATCTTCCTCTAGGGAACTAATATGCAGATAAGAATAAGAGGCTAATTGACCACCTAGCTCCCTCCACTTACCTAAGTAATCAGCGTAAGTAGACAGTACCCTAACAATAGTATTCCTCTTGAATCCGTACTTGCGTACTAACTGAGTCTGAGTCTTGCCACTAGCACTAAGGAACAATATCTTAGCAGCCTTCTCAGGATCGTACTTCTCTAATGCCTTAACACCATCAAGCTCAGAACTTTTAACGAATTCCTTGATCCTTGTATCTATATCAGATAAAAGCCTTTCCTTGATTAATTCTTGCTGCACACTATCCTTATTGCACATTATTATTATAAAGTCAAGCTAAAAGTAAAAAAAATCCATTTTCCACTTGGTAAACTTGTCCACCTTAAAGCCCTTGAGTTGCATAATTTTTAAAGGGGTAGTTTATGTATATATGTTTATCCACTCTGGTCTTTGCTAACCCCCTCCCCCTGGTCGGGATTATAGCGAACCATTTAAAACCTGTCAATTTCTTTTTTCAACTTTTTCAACCTTTTAAACTTTTTTTACTTTTTTAGTGGCGCAAATATCAGATCGTCTTATCAAGGCAATCTTTTATCTGTTAAAAGTCAATG